TAAAATGTCAGCTTCGTTTTGCTTGATTACTGCATCTGTATATGGATTCATGTATGGATCAAGATTCGTACTTGCAAGTGTTTGAGGTGTTACTCTTGCACTATCACCAACAACACTTACTTGTTGTGGTGTGTAACCCATGCCCATAGCACTACCCATACCAGCGCCTTGTATACCTTGCGCTGCTAGTTGATTAATGTTTGGTGGTGCTGTTTGTCCACCGGGTAATGGTGATCCTGCCATTTTATTATCTCCTATTTGTATCTGTCCGAAAATCTAGTAGGATATGTTGCTCCTACTGTATAAGTGTCTGAGCTTTGTGGATTAGCTTTTTTTCTCACATCACTCATAGTGGCACCAAAAATTGTTTGACCTAATGCTGGTTCACCTTTATCTACCATTTTTACTGGTGTAACCACATCGAGAACATCTGTTGTTTCTGGAAATTTTGGTGTCAATATATCTAGCCATTTTGCTCTACCTTCATTATATTCAGCTTCGGTCAGGGGGGCTGTTTCCCCCGTCACTTTCCCATACCATATCCTAATGGATTACTACCTTTTCCAGTCACTATTCCACGCATACCTGCTTCAATGTCTGCTGTATCATCCATTGTAGGTGTTCTAGATGGTGGTTGTAAATTAAAATTTGGTGTAGTAAGAGGTGCTGAAGGTAAATTACCAAAAGCATCTAAATTAGGTGGGTTATAGCTTACAGTCATTTCAGGTGCTACACTATTAACTACATTGCCATCTCTATCTCTTAATACTAAATCAGGTGTGTTTATTGGTGCATTTCCACTAGGTCTACTTGTTCTAAAGTTTACATTTCCTGATGGTCTACCACCACTATTAGCTCTTGATTGATTAAGTTTTTGCATAGCTGGTGCGCCAAATAACGCTTCATATTGTGCTACTGCATCAGGCTGTGCCTTACGTGTTTCAGCCAATGCTTGATCATACAATGGCATTGATGAGTAACCTTTAAAACCACCTGCAAACTCTGTTGGTGTAGGCATCTGACTTTCAGCAGTCATTGTGCTATCAGGAGCTAATAGACCAAACGCTTTTGCTGTATCTAAATTATTATTCATTGCAAGATTTTGTACATCGTTAAATGCTGCGATCTCAGCACCACGATATGGCATATACTCTATGCGTTGTACATCTTCTGCTCGTTGCAAGTTTCTGATTGCTGGTTGTTTCAGCCAATCAGGAATCGTTGTTTCTTCTGTTGTTGTTTCCTTGCCACCTTTTCCACCACCACTACTCATGTCAAAACTCCTTTAATAATGTTGTGAATTGTTCTTTCCAACCTTTAGAAGCTAAAACCTTTTTCCAACCTCTGCGACCTGTTACGGTCATACCATCACAACCTTGCTGTTTACCCCATGCCATTGCATCATCATGCATGTCAGTAATTTGTTCTATTCCTTGCCCTTGATCTCCTCCTGCTAGAAAGACGTGAAGGACTTTCTTATTAGGATACACTACTATTTCAGTTACTGCACAACCGTTTGCACCTAACCACAGTTGAAAATCACCTTTTATTATCCCATCAACTACATCTTTAAACTCATGAGTATTACCTCCTTTGTTCAAAGCTGATTGTATCCAATCTCTACATCTCATTAATTCTTCTTCTAATGTCATGGATCAAATTTTAGTTTTACCCAAGCACCGTTCTTACTTACTACAACAGCGTTTTGCGCTTCATCCCACATAATTATGCCATCTTGTGTAGCTTTGCTGTCAGAGTTGTAAAACTGTAGCTTGTTTCTTGTTGTTGTTAAAAAACTATTTAATCTTTCACCCCACGGTTTCCAATCTGATCCTAAAGGTGGTGGAGGAGTCTGTGTACTCATCGTCTACCTCCTGCACTTGCTTCTATTCTCATAACTCCTGATCTCCAGTTGTCGTTACCTGTACCTTGTACTTTTATTCGCACTTGTCTACCCTGAAAGCGCACATCTGTAGGATTAGTAAGCGTAAATGCACCATGTGTGGACTCAGTATCATTCGGATAAAAACGTGTCTTAAATGTCACTTCTACTTGTCCTTGTGTTTTTTCGTCAGGTATAAGCTGAGTTACTTTCATAATGCTGTCACCGTTACCAATACTAATTGATCCTGACTCTGCGTATGGTTTTGTAGAGCCATGCGTGTAACCTGTTTCTTGATTATACAAATTACCACTAGCATCTGCCCATATTGGGTTAGTAAACACTCCTGAATCTACACCTGCTGTACGATCTAACTCTCCAGTTGACCAATGCCCCTCTTTATAATCAAGTGCAACGTATCTATCGTTCTCGTTTGACGTTCCTGAAGGGTAAAACCACCATATTTCGCTGTGTTGAGAGTTATGAACAGCGTAAACCTTGCTTATTTGTGACTGATTTAGGTCATCAAACACATAATCTGACACTTCACAGTTAATTTCTTTAGCAACTGAGCCATCAAACGTGAAGAAACCACGTTTACCCATCCAAAATGCACCTTCATCGATTGCTACAGCGCCTTTACGTGATGATAATCCACAAGCTGTGCCTACTCTTTCAAAGCCATAGACAAATGGTGCGCCTGAGTATGTTGCTACGTGTGCGTCATTGTCAGTAAGTATTAAAGTTCTACCTCTCATACGCAAACCACTCATAATTTGACCAGTTGTCTGTAATTCAAAATCACCCGCTTGGTTTGTAGCTGACGCAGTCCATGATGTGTTGTTCTCTTGATCACACCATGCCACTTTACGAGGGTTACCACCTGCGCCAAGTGCAAATACAAACCTTTCTTCAGTAACTACTATCCCTTTATTGCTTACTGGTGCGTTGCTAACTTGAGCCGCAACTACACCTGTGTTCAATTGCCATTCGTATATCTTGCCATCTTTTGACGAACAAGCTAATAAGTATTCACCCCAAGTATCTAACGACCAAGTTGTTGCTTCTGCATATACACCTGACGATGTTGGTGCTGATCCATAGTTATCATGTCCATAGAAACCACCACCATAACCAAGATTTAATGATCCGTTTAGGTTTCCTGATGTTAGTCCTGAAGGTGTTATGTCGTAAACCGTGTGTGAGGGATTTACATAATACAGTTTGTTGTACGTTGCTCCTACAAGATATTCGTCACTAGAATTATCAAGAAACGAAAGCATTGCTCTAGGTGCTGATGCAAATGCACTAGCTTTTCTACTTGTCCATCCACCAACAGGTCGCATTGATCCATCATGCCATCTAACTAAACTTGCATCTCGCCATCTGTTAGACGCTTGAAAATCTGTACCGTTTCGGTATTGCCCCGGTGGTATGTCTAATGGTATTAATGCCATAATATTAAGCCGCTATTTGTGTCCATGTTATAGATGTAGGTGGTATTACCTCCCACTTTTCTCTAGCTATTGTTGCTATACCTGATGTTGATGATACTATACCTGTGCTTTCTCGTACTCTTGTATTATTGCTAGTCTGTGTTGTTGTGCTTGTTGATGTCATTGTAGCAGCACCTACATACACAACTAAACCTGCAGACGTGGAGCTTGACGTGACTGTTGCTGTAGCAGTTGGTTGCTCTATACGTTCTGCACTAGCTGTTGTTCCACTTGTAACACTTGATGTAGCTGAAGCGAGATTTACTTTAGCACCTGTACAAGTCGTATCAACTGATGTAGCAGATATAATTGTTTGTAAATCTTCAGCATCGTAGTTGTTATAACCATACAAGCCACTACCATATGCAAACTTATCTGAGCTTTCTAAGAAGAATTTTTCAGCAGTTGCAGTTGCTGTAGATGTAGCAGTAATTTGTACAGGATCACTAAAGGTAGCAGTTGCGTTAGCAGTAGTTGCAGAATTTTGTGTTGACGTAGCACTACGCTCACCTATTCTTTGACCACTACACGTACTAGCACTTGTGGCTGTAATAGTGCCACCAGTATTTCCTAAGAAACCACCTAAAGCTACAATACTTGACGTTACAGTAGATGTTGCAGAGCCTAAACGTATACGCTCACAACTTCCTGTTACACTAGATGTTGCAGTAACTACTGTCTGTAGATCAGCATCACCCGCAAAAACATTTCTACCATATAAGCCTGAACCATATACGTATCTATCTGATTCTTCTAGTACAAACTGTTCAGCAGAACACGTTGCGCTTGAAGTAACAGTTATGGTTGCGTCAGCACCTATAGCAACAACGTAATTTACATTGGCTATACTTGATGTGGCTGTTAATGTTGCAGAAGCGTCTTTTACATCACCTACACTAGAGCCAAATGTTCGTAAGCCATAATACGATTCACCGTATTCAAAAGCCATCGAAACTTACTCTATTAGTTTAGCGTAATATCTAAGTCACCTGATGGAACACGAAATACATCACCAGTATCAATAGTTTTGCTCGATGATAACGTAGCATATGCCATTAAGTTACCTGATGTAGAAGCATCGTAAACACCAACGTGTGTTACTGTACCCCATGAACCTGTAGCTGTAGGAAATTCTACTGCCGCATTGTTCGATGTTGTATTACCTGATGTAGTAAATGCAACTGATTGTCTAGCATATGCAGAGCCTGATAACTCCGTTACTGAACCAGCTTCACCATCAGCTACTGCTGTAAATAACGCTAGGTAATGTGTACCTGGAGCTGTGTAAGCAGCACCTGCAAATACGTGGTCTAATATTTCTGTTTCTAAAAAGTTTGTAAAACTCATACTAATCCCCTCACTTTCATAGTTAACCCTGATCCACTATAACGAGCAGATTCAGAGGATTCATTTAATCTAGCAACTGCTGCGCTATACATCTGCGCCCAAACTGCTACCCTTTGATCTTCTGCTAGGTACGGTGCTGAGTGTATTAACGCTCCATAGAGGTATACATCAGGCGCTTCTAGTAAAAGCCAGTTGTCTGCGTTACTACTAAGAGAAGGTATCTTCTGATAGTAAAGTAACTCAAAGTCTGTGTCTACTGATGGTGTTGGATACAATTGAAACTGCCCATCAGCGTGTGTGTACATTCTTGGTGTACCTGTTGCATCTTCATTAGCTGCACGTTTGTCAGCCATAGCATCTCTAGAAACTAAGTTAACAACTGTAGTTCCTGTGCCTGTTAAATGCAACCTTATAGTTTCAATCCAATCAGGAGGTACTTGCATATACTCGTCACCACTTGATTGTTGTCCACTTGATCTTGCTTCCATCTTCCAATGTCTAACATCTCTGTTTATCTGAGCTTCTGCTAATGCAATGAAGTCAGGAATAACTGACGTTAGATCGTCACGGTTCAGGAAGTCTGCAATACTTGTCTTTAATGCTGTGTATGTATTTAATGCCATTAGTTAAATCCTAAATTGCTTAAATTTTTTGTAGGCGTATTTTCTCCAGTATACATTAAACCTTCATCTTGAATACCATAGCTTGTAGCCATTGCAGGGTTGTCGACAATTTGTTGCATAAAACTAATTTTACCTTCATCGTCAGACATTTGAAAGAGTTGTATTACCCTTTCTTGTTCCCTTTTATTGTCCATACTACCTAATATACTATAAAACTGTTGTGTTAATGAGTCAACATCTACAGGTACAACTGGCTCACCATATGCATCTGTTTCAAATTCTTTTTTGTTTACAAAGCCTTTGTTTGGATTTTGTTTCAGTCTAACGAATTCCTCAAATTCATCTTTCTTGCCACCTTTGTTTTTTGACATCAAATCGAGAATTCCTGATCCTGTGTCACCAATACCTAATACTTGATTTAATAGTCCTTCCATCATTGTAATAATCCTTCTTCTTCATTCAACATATTCATGGGTAGTGCTAAAGCAATAAAATTTAATTCAGGAAATTTTTTGTACAATGCTACACGCTCAGCTTCTGTTCCATACGACAATATCTTTTTTATTCCCTTATCTTTTAACAATTTAATAATAGTAGGTTTTGTATCTTCTGGAATTATAGCTCCTTTAAATTCAGCTATGTCTACTATTCGGTTAGGTTTAGCTTCAAAGTATTCAGTTGCTACTGGGCGATTTATAAGTTCTGCTTTTATAGGATCAATAGGTATTTTTGGATCGTTAGAAATTTTCAAACTTAATATTAATTCTTCAGCTTTTTTGGCTTGTTCAGGAGTATATCGCATTTGAATAACATCTTCTACTGACAACTTTCCATCACGCAACACATCGTTGATAAGTGCATCTCTACGTTCATCCATAATAGATGGCAATCTTTTTCCATCTGCATTTCCTAAAGCAGATAATTGTTCTTGCACATTCTCGTATGATATTTCAAATAGTTCTCTTGCATCACCATCAGACATACCTCTAGAATCTTCTAATAAACCTCTATTTTTTTTAATTTCATCTAAGTTTTTGAAAGGAGTTGAAGCTAAAGCAATAGTTTGATTTAATGAGTCATAACCTTCTGAACCTGGTTTGTATCCTTTTCTTCTACGCATAACTTTTAACGCATTTTCAGCCGAATACTCTACTTCAGGGCGTCTGTTACCTATTGTAGTAAATTCTCCTAAAGGATTTGTCATAGTACGTCTTGTTTCTCCTAATAAACCTTCTCTTGGTATATCATCTGACGATAATTGAGTCATTCTTGGTTTGCCTTGTGCTATTAATTCATTGTCTATTTCATACATAGCTTGTCTGTAAGTAGGATATTTATACGGATCAAATCCTAATTCAATAGCTTGTTCTACCATACGCATTTGATTTTCAAGAATACCTGTAGATTTTTGTTTTAATATTCCGTGTACCTTTCCTTCTAACAATTCACCTTTGTTAAATTTACTGTTTTGAGGACTCATAGCTTCAGGATCAGGTATTGGTTTTACATTTGCATAAAATCTTAATATATCTGCATCTATATTTTTAAACGCTTCGTCTAAGTTTGTATATTTTAATTGATCGTGTGGCGCTCTACCTGAATACATATCAACTGGATATACTTGTGTTCTTGCACTAGGTTTAACTAAATCAGAAGAACCTAACAATGATATTTCTCCAAACCCTTTTATCGGATTATCTACTTTTGATATGGCAATTGAAGGCATAGGAATACCTGATGCACCTAAATGTTTTTGTAATGCTTCTGTATTTAAATTATGTTGCACTATCATTGGATCACTTACATCTTTAATTGACAATCCAACAGGAGTTGAACCAATTTTTCTAATTTCATCCATTAAGCCATTTGTTTCAGCTTCTGCGAGTGCCTTTTTGATTGTGGGTGTACTTGCTTTTTTTATTTGATTTACGATTGCTCCTACACCTGTTGCAGTTAAAACCGTATCAAATGGGTGGTTTTGTACAGTTTTCTTCACAGCATCTAATGAACCAAGATTTTCTTGCATATCTTTATACGCATCAGAAGCCATTTCTGAAGTGCGTTCACTTGTAATAAGATTGTCAGGAGCTGTTTTTTTTAATCCTTCATTGATAAATTCAGGTGTTATTTTACCAATAGCACCTGCACTTAATTCTAAAGCGCTTCTTAGAGCTAGGCTTGGGTTATCTATTATTGTTTTTAGTTCTTCTACACCTTCTTTCATGTCAGGTATAAAGTTTCTAGCTAACAATCCATATCTTACATCATCACCTAGTTCAGCTTCTTCTTTATTAGTAACAATATCAAAAACTCCACCAACTAGGCTTTCTTTGTTATCCCACATATTAGCCAGTAAGCCTTTCATACTACTCCTTGTAGATTTCTTCTAATTGGTTTATCCCATGAATCATTGTATGGTTGATAGCCTAATGCTAAGTAACGAAAGCTATCGCTGCCATGTGATGCCCAATTATGATCAGGTCGCATCCTCCATGTTGCTCCTGTATCATCCCATTTCTTGCTATAGTTTAACAAACAATCTATACCACGTTCACACTTTTCCTCATCAAAGTAGCATTTATCTAACATTTCTCTAACCTTTTGTATGCCATCTTCAATTAACAACTGTGGTGCGATCTCTGTTTTATCAGAATGAATACCTAATCCTTCAAGCGTTTCTAGTCTACTTCTACCAGTTCCAAGCTCTCTTACTTTAATGTCATGTGGGAATATGTATTGCTCGTACACATAACCTTTGTCTTGCAAGACTTTTACATAATGCTCTAACCCTTCTCCTGATGCTTCATAGTAATCTATTAGGTGTACTTCTGTTCCTATAAACTGTGCGAACCATATTGCTGTGCTATCACCAACACCTAAATCAAAGCTAACAACAACACCTTTGCCACGATCATAAGCTACTTTTGTTATACGATTTTCATCTCTTGCTCTACGCATTTCGGACTTATAATAACTTCCCTCCTGAAAAATTTGGAACGCTCCGAGCCAAATGTGTTCATATTGGTCAGGTCTTTTTTCTTTATCTTCTAATCTAGTTTGCTCCAAGACGTCCGGGAACCAGGGATTATCGGTGTAGTTCAGTTGCACCAACTTAGCATCACTAGGAGGATTCTCTCTGAAGCGTTCATGTGTTGCGCTGTACTTTGACTCAGGGTTGTACGTAATCCACACTTCACTATCTACTTCACGTACTGATGGTATTAACAAGTTCCACGCTTTTGCACTCACCTGTTCTGCTTCATCAACCCACGCTAACAATATTCTAGCTTTTGATTTAATTGACTCTAGTGATCTACGTAGTCCTGCAAATGTATAAGTTATGTTACCATCACGTGATCTTATGAATTTGTCACCAACTTCGTAATATTCAGCTAACCACGGTACTGATGCAATAGCTGACTTGATCTCCTCAAGTGAAGAATCGTTCAGAGAGTTCATAAACTCACGACCACATAGTATTTGACCTTTAATTGGTGGTACTGAGTTGCCCCATTGATAACCTTTGATTGCTGTCATCAGCGCAAACGAGCGTGTTTTTCCACTGCCGCGCCCGCCATAAGCTATACGATACCTTGCTTGACCTTCAAAGATTGGTACGAGCTTCGGTGGTAGTTCTATCTCTGCCTTCACTTCTTAGCTACTAACTCAATAGTAGTTGGCATAGCTTCACCCTTAGTAGTGATGTCTTGATCCATCTTGTCATGGTATCCATGCTTACCTAAAACTAACTTAGTAATAGCTGAATTAAAGGTGTTGTTTAAGCCATTTTGTATGAGCCAAAAGTTCTGAGCTTGTAGTAACTTTCCTAATATGTCGGAAAACTCCTTGTTTTCATCCTTCGCCCAATCGTATAAAGTATCTCTGTGAAGGTCTAAAACCATAGCCAAACCCTCGATGCTTGGGATCATATGTCCATGCACCTCATAGTCTTTTATGTACTCGTAGGCTTGAGCTTCTAACTCCTTGCTCCACTTAGTAGGTCTAGCCATTATGCTTTCCTATTTTTTCTTTTCTTAGCTGCATTCCTTTTACTAATTGCTTTACCTTTAGCAACTGCATCAGCTTTACTGGATGCTCCCCATGCTCTAAGACTTTTTAGTAATGGAGTTGCCTCACCATCTTTATATTCAGCTCCTCTCATCTTACCCATACGTTGTAAGAAAGCGGCTCGTCTTGGATTATCTCCTGATTTAACTGGTCTACCCATTAGATACCTCTGTTCTTAGCAGTCATTGCCGCACGTCTAAAATTCATAGCAGATGGTCTTTTGCTGTTACCTTTCCTTCGCATTGTTTCACCACTACCTTGCTCTATCCTTTTACGTTTCGCATGTATATTGTCGTAGAGTCCACGTTTTTTCATTACCATTTCTCCTTGTTTGCCCAATACGCTGCACTTAACTTGCCTTTCTTAATGTTTTTAGCGTGTCTAGCTTTGAAAGATTTAGATCGTGTTGTATCAGATTTATCACCCTTAACACCTTGCTGACCAAAACGTATAGTCTTTACTGTGTCACCTACTTTTGCAACAACAACGTGTGACTTTCTTGGATGGCTTGGTGTTCTCTTAGGTTTGTTATAACCTGACACACCGATTCGTTTTAATATTGCATCTGATCTCTTTGTACTCATATCACCTCTAATAAGTTAGGACACTCTCATCAACACGTATAAAATTTGAAGCACCAAACATAGTACGGAAAATTATAAATGTCCTAGCCTATTAAATCCCTCCAATCATCAGGTAGTTGTAACTTTATACCAAGATCAGTTTCAGCAAAGACAATCACATCATCTATGTATTCGCCCATATCTTTAGTGTTAAGCTCTGTAGTAGATTTTAAGACAGTTCGTTCTTTATTGCAAACAATCTCTGTTGATCTATCTAGAAACTCCTCTCTACAATGATCATGGATTGCATCTTTACTGTTAAAAGTTTCTTTACGTATCTGTTCGATAATCATCCAATACAATCTATTCTGACTTTGTGTTCTAGTCATCTTGTTAGGCTTTATAGTAATCACAGCTTCTTCTGTATCACTTTGTTTAAAAAAGCTACGTGTCATGTTCTCTACAATATCTGCTTTAGGCTTATCACGTTTCAATATTCTTTGTAATGACTCACTCATAATAAATAATCTCCTTAATGCAATGTTCATATTAACTTTATCCTCATGTGACTGTCTGCTGAAGGTAACCCAACTGTACCAACTGGCATGACATTAAAAGCTAATGAGTTTCTTATTTTGTTACTATCATTGTAACCTACAACATGCCATAACTTACTAGGAAACAATAACAACAGATTATTTTCAGGTTGTACTGTGTATGTTTTACAGTTAAGTTTGTTGTACTCTGTACATGGCACACTTATTTGATCTTGAAAATCTTCAAATGTGATGTTGCCACTACTATCATTTACGTTCAAATAAAGCACACCACTTAAAAAACTGTTTGTATGTCTGTGATACTCACCACGTTCTTTAGTGTCAACTTCTGTAAACCAAGAGGTTGTGATCTGAAATTCTGCATCGTATTTCATTATGTTGTTTGCATACTCACATATCTCTGAATTAATAATTTTTTTTAAATGTTTGTGTTCTTGTTCTTCTAACACATACAATGAAGCATCGCTAGGTGGTTTGTTTTTCCATTTATTGACATCTGCTTTTCTAGGCTCACACATTTTATTTACTACGTCTTGTGTGTCTAGGTTGAGTTTGTTGCTATATAGGACATCTCCGAACAATACATCAATCATTTCAAACCCTTCTTTTTTAAAATTCGTTCTGTTCTTGCTATAGCGTGATCAAACATTTCCTGTATAAAATAAGGTTTAAAGTAAGGGTGCTGTATTCTACCGTCAACAACATCATGGCAGTATCTGCATAAATAAGCTCCTACATCACGACCATTTTCATCTTTAGCTTTCTCACCCATACCTGCGCCACCTTTGTGTGCGAAAACAGTTGTAGCTCCGTTATCATTTAGGCAATCATCAAGTTTAAGCGTACAAGCCTGACCTCTAGCACTTCGTGTTATAGCATTCTGTTTCATTAAAAATAATTTATATTAATTGTTATTCTTCTATGTGTGTTTGATGTTGTTGTGCTGTGATGCATTCTGCTTGAATCAAACAACACTAATTTGTTTTCTACACTTGTCACTTCTGTATTGTTTTCCATAACTGTTAACCCATCGTTTGTATTCACATAAAACAATGCACCTTTATGTTCATAGTTACCATCTACATGATCTTGGTGATGCACAATAAAAGGTGTTTGTGGATAACTGTTAATCTTTATTCTTATTAACGCTTTAGCATTAATTAATTCTATCAATGGTTGTAATTTAGCAAATGCTACATCGCTGTAGATACGGTCTGAATGATAAACCATGTGTGTCGAAAAATAATTATAGTTAACTTGGTGTTCACTTAACCCTTTTGCAATCATTTTTTTTGTCTGTTCTATTATTTTTGGATCATGATCTTTATTGTAAACTGGTTTTTCTTTAGGATATGTCACAGAATTATGGTGATACCACGGTATTTCACATCCTAATATGTACTCTTGCATTTCTTCAAATACGAGAGGTGCTAATGCGTTTTCAATTATTTTCATGATGTAAATTAAATGCTATTGATATTCTATTTTCACCTGTTTCATTTTCATTTGGATCAACGTAATGTTTCAACCAAGAAGGAAACAAATACATAGTGTTTTCTTTTGGTTTAAAAAACCAGTTTTGTGCATTGTATTCTGACCAAGTTGTTTGTTTGTTAATAGATTGTTTAGCTTGATATTGTGCAATAACATCTAGACATGGATGTTCGAACACAATGTTGCCACAATTATTTGGTGATCTAACATAATAACAACCACTTATATCAGCACCTGGATGTGAATGCGACAAATTAGAGTTTTTATAGCCATTAACATTCAGCCATATATTCACTATTTTTTGATTTAGATTATTTAATATGTTTTGTGCAAATGTATTAGCGTGTTGTTCAATTTGTTCTATTAAATTTGCAATGTTTTTATCATCTACAGAAAGTTCTGTTTGAAATCCACCTTGATTGCTAACTTTTCTATTTCTATGATTTTTCTGTGTATGTATTTCTTTACAATAGTTTTGCATTTTTTTTAAATCTAAATCTAATTTTGTTTCGTACAAAGGTGTAGGAAATATCTCGTGTATTTGTTTCATTCTTCAGTTGGAAATTTGCGCTCATACATTACTTCTGTGTTTAACCATAAGATAACATCAGCAACACTATAGACAGTTGTGACTGATCCTCCTGCGTTTCTAATCTTTTCATGCATATCTTTTTGTGATTTAGTCAAGTAACCTTTAGGATGTTTAGCATTGGCTGGTCTTTTAACTTCTAATCCCCAATACAATCCATCATAGACAACAGTTAGATCAGGCACACCACTCTTAGTTCCTGTAGCTTTTAGTTTTGCGCCTTCAATTTTTGATCTAGCGCCACCATTAGGTACTGCCCAATAGCATACGTTACGCATATCAAGGTACTTACAGATAGCTTTCTGAATTACATCTTCTTCATAGTTCATCAGCTTTTTGCATATCCATAATTAACTGAAACTTCATCTGATCACACATAGCTATTATTTGATGGCAAAGATTGTTTTTCATTTCATGATCTTCAATAGCTTCAATCGTACCAATAATATCTCTAATAGATTTAATTAATTTTTTTCTTTCGGTGTGATCAATTTTTTTTGGCATGTTTTTTTATCCGTTTTCTAGGCTTGGCAGGATCTAAATAGTTAGATAAACCATAGATCATCCAATGTGTAATAGATTTGTCAGCTTGAATTCTAGAAGTAAAACCACTCAAAGACATTCCTAACATCTTAGCTGCCTCTTTTTGTGTGATGTTTAATCTTTCCAGTTCTTTTGGTATGGATTCATAATAAATAATCTTAGACATAATAAAAAAAACTTAATAGAATAATGAGATTATATCAATATTGGTACATTGTGGTGAATTGGTTTCTAAGTATTTCGCTTTCAGCGAGTGACTTACTACTGACGCATCGCTTCGCTCTTTGTCGAGCTAAACGCTCTTTTTTTTTCTTGAGTCTTTTGATCTTTAACTTATCGGGTAATGCTGTGGAGCTGAGAGTTTCGTGCAAGTAATCCCCAACCTAGACGTTAATCTAAGTTAGAGATTCTCATCGGTATAAAGCGCATCGCAGTATCATCCGTGCTTGT